TTATCATATCTACTCCTCACGGAATGAATATGTTCTACAAACTCTGGCATGATGCAGAGCGTGGAACGAATGAATATATTCCTACAGAAGTTCACTGGTCTGAAGTACCAGGTCGTGATGAGGTATGGAAAGAACAAACTATTAAAAACACATCAGAACAACAGTTTAGAGTTGAGTTTGAATGTGAATTTTTAGGATCTGTAGATACTTTGATAAGTCCTAGTAAATTAAGAACTATGCCATATGATGAACCTATTATGCAAAAAAGAGGTTTAGCAGTATTTGAAAATAGACAAGATGATCATAATTATATTATTAGTGTTGATGTAGCACGAGGTATTGGAAATGATTATTCCGCATTCGTGGTATTTGACACAACAACATTACCATATAAAATGGTAGCACGTTATAGAAATAATGAAATAAAACCAATCGTTCTTCCAAATATAATAATTGAGGTAGCAAAAAATTATAATAACGCATATGTTATATGTGAAGTAAATGATATTGGTGGTCAAGTTGCGGATATTATTCAGTTTGATTTAGAGTATGAAAACTTATTAATGGTAGCTATGCGTGGTAGAGCAGGTCAACAATTAGGTCAGGGATTCTCAGGTAAGAAAACTCAACTTGGTGTAAAAATGTCCACTGCTGTAAAACAAATTGGATGTTCAAATTTAAAAGCATTACTAGAAGAAGATAAACTTATAATTCCTGACTATGACACTATTGCAGAACTAACTACTTTCATTCAAAAAGGTCAATCATTTGCAGCAGAAGAGGGTTGTAATGATGACCTTGCTATGTGTCTTGTTATATTTGCTTGGATGGCAATGCAACAATATTTTAAAGAGATGCATGACAATGATGTAAGACAACGCATATATGATGATCAAAGAGAATCTATAGAACAAGACATGTCACCATTCGGATTTATAGATGACGGAATGGATGATGAATATGTTGCAGATGCTCAAGGAGATCTTTGGAAAGTCGCGGAATATGGGGATAAATCCTACATGTGGGAGTTTAGGTGACGTTTCAAAAATATAAATAATCTTAGACAAACATTGCTGAGCCGACACTAGGAGAATTTTAAACATGGCAGCCAATCAATTATCGCCAGGTGTAGTTGTACAAGAGAGAGATCTTACAACTATCACAACTGCATCAACCGCCAATGTCGGTCTGATGGCAGCACCTTTTGAACTAGGTCCCGTTGAACAAATCATTGAGATTGGTTCTGAGAGGGAATTAGTTGATCAATTTGGTAAACCAAATGACTACAACTATGAATACTGGTATGCTGCATCCCAGTTTCTTTCATATGGTGGCGTTCTAAAAACCGTTCGCGTTGACTCTACAACTTTAAAAAACGGTGTATCTAACGGAACTGCAGTAAAGATCAAGAATCTTGATAACTACGAACAAACATATGAAGATGCTACTAACGCATGGTTCTATGCTGCTAGAACAGCAGGCACAAAAGGTAACTCAATCGGTATCTTTGTAACTGACTCTGGTGCTGATCAAATCGCTATTCTACCTGCTCCTGGTTCTGGTAACGAGTGGAACTTCGTTGCTGATGAAGCACTTTCCGCTTCTTCTGGTGCTGCTGGTAAAGTATTTAAGTATAGTGTAGTTCTAACAGTTGATACTATTGTTGGTGACTTTACTCCTGGTACTTCTACTACAATCGCTATCGGTGGATCTAATGAAACTATCGATGTCCTTGCTTGGGATCCTGCTAATAAAAAATTAGAAATCGGTATTC